GTGCCTCGTCGTACGCCCGGTCCGCGGAGGCGCGTGCCTCGTCGTACTCCTGGCCCGCAGCGGCGCGTGCCTCGTCGTACGCCCGGTCCGCAGCGGCGCGTGCCTCGTCGTACGCCCGGCTCGCGGAGGCGCAAACCTCGTAGTACGCCCGGCCCGCGGAGTCGCAAACCTCGTAGTACGCCCGGCGCGCGGAGGCGCAAACCTCGTAGTACGCCCGGCGCGCGGAGGCGCAGGCCTCGTCGTACGCCCGGCACGCGGAGGCTGGCACGTCTAGTCCCACCGCCTCCAGGGCCCACGCCAGCCAGTCACCCCGTGGGCACGACTCCCACATCTCCTGCGGGGTGAGATCCGCGTGTGCGTCGAGCCACGTGAGGGACTCGGCGCATGCGCCATGATTGCGCAGCCACTTCGTGAGGCCGCTCATGACTAGGACACCTCCACATTGAGTGATACCCCGGAAATCGCCGCGTGCCAGGCTGCGTAGTCGAGGGCATCCCCCAGACCCTCGAAATACTGGGCGTTGCCCCGGGGGGTGACGAGTACGTAGTACCCTGGGATTAGCGAGTTTAGCGTGCGCCTCAGGATTTTGTAAATCATGATTCCCTTCTTAGCACGGTGCGTGCCAGAACTTTTAGTAAGTGATTCCACGTGGGTTCCCAAAAGGGGTGCGAAGCAAAGGTTCCAAATCGCGTAAAGATCTACGCACTTCCGCGTAAAGATCTACGCAGTTTTGCGCGGGTCAGGCCGGCCGTCGTCCACACGACGCCGTCTACGTTCGTGGCATGCAACGGGGAGCGGATGAACCTGGTGTGCCTCAGGTCTGCCCCCGCAAGGCTCGTAGCGGCCAGGGCCGAATCACTTATCAGCGACCCACTCAGGTCCGAGCTAGACATGTCAGATCCTGAGAGGTCCACTCGGTGGACGTAGGCCTGGCGCATCTTAATCCCTCGCAGGTCGCGGTTGCGCAGGTCAAAGCCTATCAGGTCACACGAGTCAAAGTTCAGCCGCACGCCTGCAGGGTCACCCCGCAACCACGCCGTGTGCCTGTCCAGCGCGCTGTCTACGTTTTCCTGGGTAAGGCGCGTCTCAGGGCGGGGGCCTAGCCTGGCTCGCGCCTTTCGCTTAGCCCTCACGCAGCGTCATCCTGCATTTGCCGGATGACTGAACGCTTCGCGCGCAACTGAGCACGAAGGTCTTCGATCTTCGCCAGGGCGTCGTCGTAGCAGGCTGCGATAGCGTCACGTTCCTGCTCGTGACAACACACTTTGGCACTGACTGACTTCACTAACAGGTTAGCCCTGGTGCAATTAAGGGGATTCCCGTCCAGGTATTGCGCGCGCCGACCTTCACCCAGGATAAACTGTGCGAGCGAAACGCGGGGGGTGCGTACCCCTCCCGTGTAGGGGTAACGTTTACCATGACTCCAAGTTAGGCCGATCTTCATGCCCGCCGAGACCAAGCGGGAGGCGTCAGCCAGGTCCAGCAAGACTGTCGCCTGGTCGGACTCAGACCCTGCGGACACCTCTGCGACCCCGTGTTCTAGTTTTTTGAGCATGCGCTAGGTTACCCTATTTCTTTTTGGGGCGTCAACCCTCCCGGGCTTGGACACGCCTCGCGAGTAGCTGAACTTTAGTTCAGGTGGAATTGGGGTAACCTAACCTACCGACATTCCTAGGTTTGATACTTATTGTGTTACCATGCGCTGGGAATCCACTGTGACGGCCGTAGGTTACATCCAAACTACTCTTCACTTGTTCAGTGTGAATTGTATTCACCGGCGTAAAATAGGCCCTAAGCTGGTTTTCTTTCTTTGGTAAAAAGTGCACTTAACTACCCGGCATTCCTAGGTTTAATACTAACCGTAAGCACACACGCCAAAAAGCTGCTGTAACGGACTTTTTGTCAATGAGCTCAGGATCTTAGACGAAAATGTTACAGAGAACGAGCTCTCAAACTTTCCCCTATATATTCTCTACTCTCTTCTTCTTCTTCTTCTTCTTTTAAAGAAGAATAAGTCTACTGTAATACTTTAGGATAATTCATAGGTTACAGACCAAACCGCCAGTGTAACCGCTGCTACATCCTCCCCGAAAAGGGGCGCAAGCTGCCGATGTTGCTGGTGTAACAGTGGGTTGGGTTTTGGGTGTTTCGCTGACTTTTGCCAAAATGTCAAAGTTCTTTGCCAAAATGTCAAAACTCTGCCGTTGACATTTTGGCACTCATGCCATTGACATTTTGGCACTCATGCCATTGACATTTTGGCACTCAGTGCTTTGGGCTTTGCCATTCTGGCAGAGCTGCGTATAATCAAGCTCGGAGACAGCATGCGCAGACCGAACGGCCAACCTCCCAAGATCAAACCCCTCAGCCCTGAGGCGCTGGCGGCGCTCCGCGTCGCAAAGACCAGAGTTCCTGACAGTGCGACCCCCGCTCAAGGTGAAGCAGCCGATGTCTGCCTCGTGCAGCTCATGCGCGTGGTCGAATGCAAAATCCCGCACCGCATGGCTGCGCACGTAGTCGCAGCGGCCAAACAGGTCAGGGCAGAGATTTGCGGGCCGCTCGTGCAGAAGGTTGACGTTCAGTCAAAGGGCTTGGGACTGGCCGAGTTGGTCGCCGCCGCGAGCAAGGCAGACAAGTGACACTCACAGTGTACATAGACCAAGAGTCAAAGCACATTGGGCATGGCCCTCTGTGCTTTGATCTTTGGGGGGCGGGTGGAGGGGGTGGCCCCCGGGGGTGGTGCTTTGTGCTTGGGTGTGGGACCCATCTCAGAGCCCAAACCACAAAGATCAACGCAACCTTACCTATAGTAAGACCACTGCCCTCCAGAAATTTAGAAACCCAAGAGCAAAGGAATCCTTACTTTGCGTAAGAACAGATCTACACCGCGACTCGTCCCACAAAATCCAAGCGCCGAGGAATTCCCTCCCCGGCCGTTCGCATGCGACCTGCGCCCCACCCTGTGCGAGGCCTGCACCGCCGTCTGTCCCGTGGTGGGAATGAACAAGTATGAGGTCGAGATCGAGATTCCTGAGAACCCGCCCTCGGAGGCCAGTTGAGCAGGGGCCCCACCATCCGCCGAAAAGGCCAGCCGGTGGCTCCGCCCGCCGAGCGCAAAGCTCACGGAGACGCGACTGGCAAGGGGGCGCCATCGGCTGCCCCTGCTAAATGCCGAGGGTGCTGCCTCGTGGTGGCTCCCCTCAGCGACGAGGGCTACTGCGGCCCTTGTGAGACCATCCGCCGAAAGCTGGCGCTGGAATCCGCCCGCGCCAAGAACGAGAAGGAATGGATCGAGTACCAGGAGTGGAAGGAGGCCCGCCAGCGAGCCAACGCAGAAGGCCCCTCCGTTATCGAGATGGTGCCGGAAGTGGAGATCATGCCGAATGGCTCGGCCATCGTGACCAATGTCGACCGAAAGATCGGGTACCTCGACGAGGAGGGGGAGGCACCCGCAGACGGCCGAGCCGTGGCGGGCAGGTTCAAGGCGAAGATCCGCGAGGAGGCCGTGGAGAACATGCGGCGCTGGCGCGGGGCGCCTTGGATCTATGTTCGGGAGGTGCTCTCCGCCGCCCCCGACGCCTGGCAGGACGAGTGCCTACACGCGCTGATCGAGAGCGGGTTCCAAAAGTTCGCACTCAAGGCCTGCAAGGGCCCCGGCAAGTCCTGTCTGCTGGCGTGGGTAATCTTGTGGTTCCTGACGTGCTTCGAGAACCCGAAGGTGGTCTGCACGTCCATCACCGGGGACAACCTCCGCGACGGGCTGTGGACTGAGATCTCGCTGTGGCGGAACAAGAGCGAGCTCCTCAAGGCGCTCCTGGAGATTCAGAGCGATCGGATCTACGCCAAGGAGGCCAAGGAGACCTGGTTCGCCACTGCAAGAACCTGGCCAAAAGACGCCGACAAGACCCAGCAGGCGAACACGCTCGCTGGGATCCACGCCAGGAACACGATGGTGGTGGTCGACGAGGCAGGTGACATCCCAGATGGCGTAGTCGTTGCCGCATTGGCTCACCATTCGACGCAAGAGCCGGGGACCGTGGAAACACACCTGACGCTCATCGCGGGCAACCCGACGCGTACAGACGGCCCTCTGTGGAACGCCTGTACGCGGGACAGCGCTACGTGGTGGGTCAAGGAAATCACAGGCGACCCGAAGGATCCGAACCGGGCGCCCCGCATCGACATGAAGTGGGCTCAGGACCAAATTGACACCTGGGGAGCCGACAACCCGTGGGTCCTCGTCAACGTCTTCGGGAAATTTCCGCCGATCGCTGACAACAAGCTGCTAGGGCCGGACATCGTCAGGAAGGCGATGGAGGTCTACATCGCCCCCGCCACGTGGCAGAACGAGCCGAGGGTGATGGGCGTGGACGTGGCTCGGTCGCTAAACTCCGACGCCTCGGCGCTGTGCCGGCGCCAGGGGGCCTGCGTCTACCCGTTCCGGACCTGGCGCATTCCGGATCTCATGCAGCTCTGCGGGCAGCTCGTGTTGGAGTACTCGAAGTGGAAGGCCGACAAGGTCTTCATCGACGTGTGCGGCATGGGTGGCGGGGTTGTGGACCGGCTCCGTGAGCTGGGGCTCCCAGTGGTCGGGGTGGATTCCGGAGCCGGTCCCGCTGACAAGCGTTTTGCCGATAAGCGCACTGAGATGTGGTGGGCCATGCACCTCGAAGTGAAGGGGAACTCCGAGCGTCCCCGTCTGGCACTGCCGAAGTCCGCTGAGCTTCTAGCCGAGATCACAGCGCCCACCACGCACTTCAACGACCGGGGCAAGCTCAAGCTGGAGTCGAAAGAGGCCATGAAGAAGCGAGGGATCCCCTCCCCCAACATGGCTGACGCGCTGGCGTTCACGTACAGTGAACCGGTGTTCATGGCGCGTGAGGCGCTGCCGGCGTCGATTGCGCACGAGGCGCGAATCTCAGGTGTTGGTACACTGATCTCAGAATACGACCCCTACTCGATCTCATCGGTCGAGTCGGCTTACGCGGAGGCTTAACCATGGGTGGACCCACTCTCCCCGCCGCGCCTGCGGCTGCGCCCGACGCAGCGGACCAGGCTGTGCAGGCGGCTCGGCTCATGGAGCGCCGCAAGCAACTCGGGCTCCAGGGGCGCATGTCGACGTACTTGGCCACCTCCCAGCAGGAGGGGACATCGGGTCAAGCGGGTAACGCACCGAGTGGTGTGGCGGTGGGCGCACCGAAAACCTTGCTGGGGCAGTAATGATCATCGAGACCCGAGAGAACGCTAACCCCGAACCGAACCCCGGCAGCGCGCTGTCGCGTTACAACGCGAGGCTCACCGCGCTGCGCACGGAGCGGTCGACGTGGCTCTACCACTGGCGTGAGATCGGGGACTACTTGTGGCCTAGGCGGTTCCGATACCTCATGACGGACCGGAACAAGGGCTACAAGCGCAACGAGTCGATCATTAACAACAAGGCGATGATCGCATTGCGCACACTGGCGGCTGGTATGATGGCGGGGATCACCTCCCCCGCTCGGCCGTGGTTCAAGATGATCCCTCCCGACCAGTTCATTGATGACGACGAGGTGAAGGGTGAGTTGGAGTTGTACGAGCGCGTGCTGCGCCAGGCGTTCAATCGGTCGAACATCTACAACGTGCTGCATGAGCTCTACGTCATGCTGCCGATGTTCGGCACGGCGGGGATGTACGTGGCAGAAGATCAGAAAGACGACTTCCGCGCGTACCTCTGGCCGATGGGTCAGTACTGCCTGGCGGTCTCCTCCACCCAGCGGGCGGACACGGCGATCCGAGAATTCGGAATGACCGTGGCGCAGCTCGTTGAGGAGTTCGGCTTCGACAAGTGCTCGCTCACCGTTCAAGGGCACTACCAGGCTGGGGCCTACGACCAGTGGGTTAATGTCTGCCACATCATCGAGCCGAACGTTAACCGGATCGCGGGGAAAGTCGACTCGAAGAACAAAGCGTTCAAGTCGGCGTGGTGGGAGGCTTCGGAGTCCGCGGATGGTAGGTTCCTCCGGGAGTCTGGCTACGACGAGTTCCCTGTCATGGCACCCCGGTGGTTCGTCACGGGTGAGGACGTGTACGGGTCGGGCCCGGGGATGGACGCGTTGGGAGACGTGAAGGCGCTCACCCTGCTGGAGCGGCGCAAGGCTCAGCTCATCGATAAGATCGTCAACCCACCGATGCGGGGACCGATGAGTCTAAAGTCTTCCCGAGCGTCGCTCCTGCCGGGGGACATCACCTACGTACCCGACAACACCAACGGGCAGAAGTTCGAGCCGGCGATTGAGATCAATCCATCGGCACTGCAAGCCGTGGAGGACTCGATCTCAAAACACGAGCAGCGCATCTGGAGCACGTTCTTCGCCGACCTCTTCCTGATGATGCTCTCCGACGAGCGGCAGCAACCGCAGACGGCGACCGAGGTCAACGCGCGGACGGATGAGAAGATGCTCCAGCTTGGGCCGGTCTTGGATCGGATTCACGATGAGCTCCTGACGCCGCTCATCAATCGGTGCATCAGGATTCTCGTTAGGCGGGGCAAGCTCCCCCCGCCGTCGAAGAAGCTCCAGGGCCAGAATGTCAAGATCGAGTACATCTCCATCATGGCCCAAGCTCAGAAGGTGCTGGGCACCGCGGGCATCGAGCGGTTTACGTCCTTCGTGGGTTCGCTCTCTGCCGTGAACAAGGACATCCTGGACCTGCCGAACTTCGATCGGATCATCCGAGACTATGCCGACATGCTCGGCATCCCGGTCGACTCCATCAATAAGGACGAGGTGGTGCAGAAGCTCCGCCAGCAGAGGGCGCAGGAACAACAGCAGGCTCAGGCGGCACAGATGATGACTGCGGGGGCTCAGGCGGCGAAGACCGCGGGTGATGTGGACTCAGCGAACTTGAACAAAGTGCTCGGCGGCCTCGGAGTGGGAGGGATGGGCGGATGAGCCAGGGAACCACCGGTAATCCCACCGTTCAGGGGAAACTCCGTCAGCGGGAGAAAGAGGCGGATCACCGTTGGGAGGAAGACCTCCGGTGGGTGATGTCCACGCACCAGGGGCGGCGGGTCATGTACTCGCTCATCTTCGAGCGGGCCGATCTGCTAAACATCTACTCCGGGCTCGACAACGAGGGACTCCAGAGGCACGAGGGGATCCGGTGGTTCGGTAACATGCTCGTGGGAGAGCTCCAGAAGAGAACGCCCGAGGATTACTTGCTCATGGTGAGCGAGCACATGCGGGCAGACGACACAGAAACCAAAGTCCGAGAGAAGATCACATCGGAGACTGACGAGGAGAAGGATGGCTGATCCTATTGCGACGCCGGCAGCGGCGCCCGTTTCTTCCGCGGTTGCAGCTACTCCTGCACCCGCGGCCGCAGTTCCGGCAGAGACGCCGGCAGTAGCCACGCCAGCGACACCGGCCGTGGCGGAGCCGAAAGTCGAAACTCCGACAGCTCAGGCGAAAGCCGAGAAGAGCGCGCCGGTAGAGATCAAGGTTCCTGATGGTGCGTCGATTGACAAGGCAAGCATGGAGGGGTTCGTCAAGGTCGCGGGGGAGCTCGGGCTGGATTCTGTGAAGGCGCAGAAGATCGCAGACCACTACTTCTCGATGCAGAAGACATCTCTCGCCGCGCAAGCTGAGCAGTCGACGAAGTGGGCGGAGGAAGCAAAGGCAGATCCGGAGATCGGTGGAGCGAAGTTCGATGCGACGCTCGACGTGGCCAAGAAAGCACTTGATCGTTTCGGAGGGACCGACTTGAAGGAGCTGCTTGTTTCAACAGGTCTTGGAAATCACAAGGCCATCATCCGAGCTTTCGCCAAAGCCGGCCAGGCCATTGCGGAGGATAAGATCGCCCCAACGGCAGGGATGAGCGGAGGGGGAGAATTGAGCCCGGCTGAGATCGCCGCAAAGTGGTACCCCACCATGCAGCACAAACCTTGAAAGGATAGCAAATGGCCGTTCTCGCAAACACTTACCCCACTCTGGAGACCGTCACCAAGCGGCTCGACCCGACTGGGCGAATCAGCACCATCGCCGAGGTTCTCTCGAAGTACAACCCGATTCTGGAGGACATGACGTGGGTTGAGGGGAACCTGCCCACTGGGCACCGGTACACGAGTCGGACCTCGCTCCCCTCGCTGACCTGGCGCCGGCTGAACCAAGGCGTCGTTCCGACGAAGAGCGGCACCGAGCAGGCCGATGAGGTCTGCGGGATGCTGGAAGGCTACAGCAAGGTCGATGTGGACCTCGCTCAGCTCAACGGTAATGAGCAGGCGTTCCGCATGTCGGAGGACACCGCGTTCATTGCCAACATGAACATCCAGGTGGCCTCGGCGCTGTTCTACGCGTCGGTCGCGAGCAACCCCGAGCAGATCACCGGGCTCTCACCGCGCTTCAACACCTACTCGTCGAACACCACCCCCTCCAAGAATCAGATCTGGCTGGCCGACGCTTCTGCGTCTGGCGCGAACCAGACTTCGATCTGGCTCGTGGGCTGGTCTCCTGAGACGGTCTTCGGCATCTATCCGAAGGCTTCGATCGGTGGGCTCCAGAACGAGGACCTCGGCCGTCAGCTCGTGCTCGACGCCTCGAACCGGCAGTTCCTCGCGTACACGACTCGGTGGCAGTGGAAGCTCGGTGTCTGCGTCCGCGACTACCGTTTCGTCTCGCGCGTTTGCAACATCGACGTTACTCGGTGGAAGGAAGACCTCTCGCAGGGCGCTGACCTGGCCATGCGTATGATGGACGCTTACCGAGCGATCTACAATATCAACGTCGTCAATCCCGTGTTCTACATGAACAGGGACGCGTACTCCATGCTGAACAAGCAGCTCGTGAAGCGGCAGGCGAACTGGCTGGAGTTCATTGACGGTGGCCCCGGCAAGCGACGTATCCCGGCGTTCCTCGGCGTCCCCATCAAGTACGTGGACGCCATCACCTCCACTGAGTCGGTCGTTTCCTAATCGGCTCGGAAAGGACAAACGAAAATGATCATCGATCAGCAACTCATGCTCAGCGACGGCCAGGACGTTACGGCCAACGCGGCCTCGGATAACTATCTGGACCTGGAGGCGTCGCTCGACTTCGGCGCAGGCCAGCCCATGAAGGTCATTCTGACCTTCGGCACGGTGGTGTCGAACGCCACGATGTCCGCGGCGCTCGAAGGGGCCGACGACACCGCGTTCAGTACCAACAAGATCACGGTGGCGCAGGGCAAGACCATCACGCCCACCACGGGGACCATGTACGAGATCTCCATACCGCCCGCGCTCCCGAAGCGGTATTACCGCATGTACTACACGATCAATGGTGGGTCGTCTCCTCACATCCCCACCGGGGCCACCATCGTCGTCGGCACTGAGACGATCAAGACGAGCGTGGTGTACTAATGGCTTTCACGGATGCTGGACAGACCTCCGTCGTCAAGACGGACTCGAACCAGCCTCCGAGGTCTGAGCTGCCGCAACAGTCCCTCGTGGCTGTTTCGGCAGCTCTTAATGACCTTCGAGCGATGGTTCGGCGGTTGATGGCGGCGGTGCCCGAGGCTGGGGCGCTTAACGGTGAATTTTCCGATACCAGTGGGACGGTGGCGACGTTGCTGGCCACCGTAATCTGAAAGGAACCTAGATGGCAATTCAAGTGATCGACGCCTCGGGGGCGGTAAAAACCACCCCCGTGGCTGACAACGAAGTGACTGCGACTTACCGATACTCGGTGACGCAGGTGACTCCCGTGGCCACGCCACAGGACTTCCTGCGCATCCAAGGCTCGTCGACGAAGACCATTCGAGTCAAAAAGCTGTACATCGGTGGCCTCGCCACCACGCTCGGCACGATGCAGGTGAACCTCATCCGGCGCTCCACCGCGGGCACCATCGGATCGGGTGCAGTGACTGCCATCACGGCGGCGAAGCACGACCCGAACAAGGGATCGCCCACCGCTACCGTTAACTACGTGCAGACGGCGAACTGGACGACCGAGGGCACCTCGGCGGGTCAGCTCGGCTCGAAGCGCCTTACCCTCGCGGTGGCTGCCACGAGCGACACGAAGTTCGTGCAATGGGACTTCTGCCAAAACTGCGACCAACCCGTTCTGGTCCGCGGAACGTCGGACTGGCTGTGCGTGAATCTCGGTGGCGACGCGGTGCCAGCTGGTGGTAAGCTGGACATCGAAATCGAGACCGAAGAGGACGCCAGCTAAGCAGTGAACCCAAAGGGCGCCGGTCTACAAGTACGGCGCCCTTTCCTACGAGGAGATGACATGCGATTCATGGCAATCGAGCCTTGGTACTACAACGGAAACTACTACCCTGCCTCTGCGGAGGCCCCTCACGTTTTCAATTACCCCGACGAGGAGGTGCCCAATCATAAGTGGTACCCCCTCGACAAGAAGGCCCACGCGGCGTTGATCAAACTTAGGGACTCCGTTAGCACACCGGCTCCTGCGCGCGAGGCGCTGACGAAGCTCTACGCCAAGCTGCCCGACAATGACCCCGCCAAGGCGGCGCTCAAGACGCAGCTTGACGCGCTATCGGCGGTGGCCGCGCCGTTCATCATCCACGACCTCGTTGAGGACCCCACGGTGCTGTCATGTCTGCCGGTCGCTGAGAAGATCAAGAAGTACGTGCCTGAGGACGAGGCGTCGGTTCTCCCCGTCATTCTCCAGGGGCCGAAGCGCCAAGCGGATACGTTCAGCGAGATTCAGAAGCGCCCCTCTGACGTGGAGCCGGGGTAAGCGATGCCGACGAGCGAAGCCACGCTGTGCAATCTGGCCCTGGCGAGAATCGGGGACACGGACAATTTTCTCGAGGACCTGGGCACTGACACGTCGGAAGAGGCGGCGCTGTGCAACGTGTTCTACGAGAATCAGCGTGACTCGCTCTTGGCTGCTTTCTGGTGGCCCTTCGCAACGCGTCGCGCGGTGCTGCCGGCGAGTGCGGAAGACCCGCGCGCGGGATGGGGCTATATTTACACCGTGCCCACGGACTGCGTGGCGGCGCGGTACATCTACCCCAGCGGGCCAAGCCAGGTGCTATACACCCCGCTGCCGCCCAGCCAGCTCATGGGAGTATGGACAAACCCCCGCATGCCTAGGCCGGACCAGCGGGTGCCATTCTCGGTTGAGTCCGGAATGACGACTGATCCTGACGGAAACTTGGTCGACTCCAAGGTGCTGTTGTGCGACCTGACCACGCCACTCTTGGTGTACACGTCGAGGATGACCGACCCAGCGAACTTCCCACCGTTGTTCAAGGATGCTCTGGCGTGGTCGGTGGCGGCTGAGATCGCCATGCCGCTGACGAAGAAGACGAACCTCCAGCAGTTCGCGCAGGGGAAGTTCGAGGCGGCCTGGCGGCTCGCAGCGGCCATGGGGATGAACGAGGCGCAAGAGGACGCGGTACCAGACTCAGAGATGGTTTCAGGGAGGCTGTGATGGCTAAGTCTGGAGGGGGAGATTCCCCCGCCGTTAGGCAGAGCTCTTTCGGTAAGGGTGAGATCGCCCCAGCGCTGTACGGAAGGTCGGACTGGGCGGGCTACTACACGGCGCTCAAGCGGTGCCGGAATGTCCTCATTGACCAGCACGGGGCTGCGCTCAACCGGCCAGGCACGAAGTTCGTGGCGCAGGCTGCCGGGTCCGACAAGGTCCGGCTCATCCCGTTCGTGTACTCGAACTCGACGGCGTTCGTGTTGGAGTTCAGCGCGGGGCACATCCGGTTCTATCAGAACGGGTATCAGGTCAAGGTGAGTGGCTCCCCCGTGGATGTGTCGTCGCCGTATGCGGCGGTGGATCTACCGCAATTGAAGTATGCTCAGCAGGGCGCTGTACTTACGATCACTCACCCCAATTACGCCCCCAGGGATCTTCGATTGCTGGTGGTCGATGGCACGAGCTGGAGCCTGACGGCTACGCCGATTGGGTACGCGCCCACTCCGGCCAGGTGGATGGGGTTCACGAATTGGGTGGCGGGCTGGGCGGCTGACGGCAAGCCGAAGAGCTGGTCATACGCGGTGACCGCGCTGTACACGGACGGTTCCGAGTCACTGCCTCTTGCCATGCGTGAAGTGCTGGTGGACCGCGTGCAGTACGCGCCGAGCTTCAAGTGGTGGTACTACGGATCGAACCGACCGGTCGGGTTCAATATTTACTTGGGGCGCGGAGGGGTGTGGGGGTTCTTGGACTATGTGCCGATGGGTGACAACTACACAAGTTCAGGCGGCGGGTCTGGCTTCGCCACATACACGGACTCCACGTTGCCATCAGACCTGGCGGCGCCGATGGGGAACAAGGGCGCGTTGCCATGCGGGTCCAACGTGGCCAACGCTCCGAACTTCAACTCAGGTCCCCGGCAGGCCACGAACCCCTTCCCTGGGTCCACACTGGCCTACGCGCTGCTAACTTATTACGCGC